TCAGCTTCCCCAGCCGCCCCCGCCGCCCAGCCTGACGGCGCGATACATGACCTCCCGCCGCCAGGCGTCGACGCCGACGACCCGCATGGCCTCGCGGAAGATCGCGTCCGCCTCGGCCCGCGCGTAGGGCCGCTCCCGCGTGATCCAGCAGCGCTGGAACGCCCAGCCGTCGCCGCGCGTGGCGTAGAGGAAGTCGTGGATGATCGCCGGCCTGGCCCAGGGCCCGAGCGGCGGAAAGAGGTTCCAGAGCCCCCAGGGGATCGAGGCGAAGTCGGTCAGGAAGCCCGCCGGGACGACGATGGTCTCCCCGCTCTCCGCCGACCCGACCCGGTACTCCAGCGGCTCCAGCAGCCGCACGCAGGCCCGTCCGCCGCGCAGGCTGTTGGCCTCGGCGACCTTGAACTCCCCGGTGATCCGGGCCGGCGTCATTGGCCGTCGAAGGGCTTGGCCGGACACTCGATGTAGAGCGAGCCGCTCGGCGCACCGAGCGCGCCGATCGAGGCCTGGTAGGTGCGCTTGCAGTGCTCCAGGTTGCCGAGGGCCTTGTCGGTGACGGCTCCGTCTCCGAGCGTGCCGCAGGCGGCCAGGCCCAAGGCCGTGAAGGCGAGGGCGGCGAGCTTGATCTTGCGCATGGCGAGGCTTCCGAGTTCGAGGGTGGCGCAGAGCAGGAACAGGGCCGCGGCGACGCCGGCGACCATCGCCAGGAACCTCACGTCGTCGCGGTAGAACGAGCTCGTCATGCGGCGCCGGTCCGCATCATCCTGGCGAGGCGCTTGGCCCGGTCGCCGACCTGGCGCGCCCACAGGCTGTCCAGCATCCCGTCGGCGGCGGCGTCCCACCGCCGCGCCTTCATGGCCGTCAGGGTGTCCTTGAACTTCGCGAGGCGCGGCCAGCCCAGATTGAAGCACATGTTCTGGACCACGCGCTGGCGCACCGGATCGAGCTCGCGCCACCACGGCGCGTTCTTGTCCAGATCGGCGCGGACCCGGGCCACGTCGTTGAGCGCCAGGTAGTCGATCTCATCGTCCGACAGGCCGACGTCTTCGAGGTTGCGGCCGAGGCCGATGGAGAGCTTGTCGGCCGTGCAGCGGTAGGGCTTCCGGCGCCGGCCCTCGTCACGCTCCAGCTCCCGAAGCAGGAGGGCGGTGTTCGCGTCCGTCGCGAGTCTGGCGGGCTCCGGCGTCTCAAGGGCGGCGGCCACGACCTTCTCGGCGGCGCGCAGGGCTTCCAGGGCTGTCGCGAGCGGCTCGGTCATGGGGCCATGGTACGGCCCGCCCGCACCCTCTCAGCGCGCGGCTACTGGACCTGGAAGAGCCGCGCGATCTGCGCCCGTTCGATCCATAGGATGACCAGGACCAGCGGGACGCCGATCCAGGCCGCGCCACGGGCCCGCTCGCGCAGGGCCTCGAAAGGCTTGATCCGCCGGTCCAGGGTCGCGAGCTTGCCGAGCACGCCCGATCCGCCGGCGCCGTCCTCCTGCGGTTCCTGGCCGAGCTTGTCCAGGATGTGGTCCTGCGTGCCCTTCACCTGGTGCATGCAGCGGTGGAGATGGCGGGCCCAGGGCGGCGCCCCGGGGTCCAGCTCAGCGTCGTATTCGGCCGCCACGACGGCCAGGCTGGGCTTACGCGGCATATCCCCCTCCGAACCCGATGCGGCGACCCCACGATCGCCCCCCGTTGCCCTCGGCGCGAAACCGGGGCACCTTCCCGGCGTGGCGCGAACCAACGATGAACAGGCGACCGAGGTCGACTTCACCGTCGTCAGCGGTCCCTACCGGGCCCACGAGGAGCACCGTGAGCGGAAGGGCTGGTTCTTCACCGGCCACTACGACGCATCCGGCGACCCCCTGTTCTACGACAGGAAGTTCTTCGCCCGACGCCGGCTCGTGCGCCGCATCGCGAACGGCTACCTGATCTTCTTCGCCGTGGCGTTCGGGCTGACAATGGGCTCGTGGTTCGTGATGAGCGCGCTGGGCCATATCCGCTGACCTACTTCCGCTGCTGCGCCGCGGTCGCGGCTCCAGCCGCGCCGCCGCTCAGCGACATCTTGCGGATCTCCTCGGCGAGCCGTTGAGCCGCCGCGGCCTCGTCCAGCCGGCGGGTGACGCCGGGCAGGGCCGACTGGTCCATGTTGGTCAGGATAGCGGCCAGGGCCTCGGCGGTAGGCTCGCCCATCTTCTGCGACCCGCCCCAGGTCTTTAGGAAGGTGAGGATCGGTCCGGGGTTGCCGGTCTTGGCCGCGATGCCGGCGCTGATCGCCTGCTGCAGCGTCGCCTCGTCGTTGTCTTGCGCCGCCAGGAGCTGTTTGGCCGTGGTGGAGTTGCCGAGCACCGCCGACCTGGTCGCGAACATGGTCTGCTCGGCTTCCATGCGGCGGATGAAGTCCCGGAAGCCCTCCTCGGTCGGGAAGAGCTCCTTGAAGCGTTCGAGCTGGTTGGGCTTCAGCAGGCCGGCGCGGCGCGCGGCGTCGAAGGTCACGTCCGACCCGCCGAGCTTGTCCTTCAGGCCCTGAAGGGCGCCCAGACGGTACATCTCCCGCTCGCCGGAGGACATGTCGGCGAGCTTGCGGCCGAGCGCGGGCGCGTCTTCCCGGAAGAACGAGCGACCGGCCTCCAGGGCGTCCTTCATGGCCGCCGGGCCCGAGTAGGCGTTCAGCGCCTCCCCGTACACGGGGTTCAGGTGGACGAGCTCGCCCCGCAGCTCCTGGAGCGTGCGCAGGACCGCGCGGCCCTCGTCGTTCAGGACGAGTTCGCCCGTGGTCTTGTTCCGATAGGTCTCCAGTACGTCGTCCAGGCCCCGCTTGATGTAGTCCCAGGTCTCCGCCGTGGGCTGCGCCTCGTAGGCGACCTCATCGACCGGCGCGGGCCGGCCGACATAGTCCTCCGGCCGAGGCGCAGGCTCGTAGCCGCCGCGATACGCGGCCTCGTCGGCCGCGTTCCGGGCCTCGAAGCGCTGCTGCGCCGCCGGGTCCGCGTCCCGGGCGAAGCGCGGCTTGCCCCGAAGCTCGGTCCGCAGGGCGTCGAGAAGCTGGCGCTCGGTCGGACGCTCGGTCAGCTCCGGGAAATAGCCGGCCTCCCACGCCTTCAGCGCCCAGTCATCCGCCGAGGCGCCGTCGCCGATCAGCGGCTTCTGGTACGCCTTGCCCTTGTGCCAGGCTTGCGCGTCCGCAGCGGCCAGGTCCCCGCCCGCGTCCTTCATGCCACCGCCGTCGGCGATGAACTTCGCCAGCGAGGGGCCACGGGTCGGCGCCTTCGCTGGGCCCCGGGCCGGCTGCGCTAGCCGCACCGCGCCGTCTGGCGGGAAGTCCGAATCCCAGGCCCCCGGTCGTTCGACCGTGACCAGTCCGAGTGCTTCGGGGTTCCGCCCCTCCTCCTTGGCGATCCGGTAGGCCCGCGCCATCGCCCGCTTGACCGCGGGCCGCTGCTCCAGTTCCTGAAGCTTCGGGCTGTAGGTCGGGCCGATCTCCCGCACCTGCGCATAGAGCGGGTCGGCGGCCTCGCGCTGGATCTTGTTCAGCGCGTCGAACTGGCCGTGCCAGTCGTCGGTCATGACCCTCAGGCCTGACCCGGCTTCGTCCAGGATGCGCAGGGACGAGGGCCGCGAGGCGTACTGCCCCGTCGCCGCATCGAAGACGCCGCGCTGGCGCGTCTCCAGGGCCTTGCGGATGATGTCCTCGGCGCCGCTCGGGCGGTTCAACGCATCGCGGGTGAGCGTCCGCATCGCCTCGCCGCTGTCGGCGATCATCCCGAACGGTCCGAGGTCCTCGACGACGCGCCGGACCTCTTCCGGCGTCTGCCGCTGGCGCGCCATGGCCCGGGCGATTCGCGCGATGGCGTCGTCTTCCGCGCTCGGCGGAACGGCGGCCGGCGGGACCTCTTTCCGGGCGGCGAGGATCTCGGCCAGGGCCGCGTCGGGGTCGCGCGTGGACTTGGGCCGGAGCGCCTCCGGCATCCCTGCGTAGGGGTCGTAGGAGCGGACTGCATCGGCCAGCCGCTCGGCGTCGGTGGCCGCCGGGTTGCGCAGCCCCGCAGCGGCGTCGCGGGCCTTTCCGATGGTCGCCTGCCAGGCCGAGCTGACGCCCTTGGACGCCAGCGGGATCGCGCCACCGAGGACGGCGCTCACGGCCCCGACCTCCGCCGCGCTCCGAACGCGGGACGGATCGGTCCAGCCGCCCTCGCCAGACGCGTAGCCCGTCGGGCCGCCGTAGATCGCCGCATCGCCGATGCCGGCCGCCACGCGCGGGATCAGGCCCGCTTCGGCGCCCAGGCCGGCCGAGAGGGGCAGCGCGACGCGCGGGATCGCGGCCACGGCGCCGACGCCGGAGGCGAGACCACCACCGAGCTGAAGTCCGGTCGACAGGCCCGGGTGCTCGGTGTCGAAGCGCTGGTCCTCCAGGTTCTGGAACGCCTTGGCCGCCTCATAGCGCTCCTGATAGGTCGGAAGGTCCCCGATCTCCTTGGCCGGGTCGTAGCCGACCGCATCCTGAAGGCCGTTGGGAAGCCGGCGCATCAGCGGCTCCAGGTACGGCGCGAGCGCGGCGGCTGTCGCAGCGTTCGCCTCATCGGCCCCGGCGCCCAGGATCGGCACCCCGCGCGCAAAGGAGCGAACCGCGTCGTTGATCGCCTGCATGCCGCTCTCGAGGCCGGACAGGGGCGCCGGCTCCTGCGGCCGCTCGACTTCCACCGTGACCCCAGGCGTTTGCGAGACCACCACCCATTCCTTGCCGGGGTCGGCGGGCGGGGGGCCTGCGCTGTTCAGAAGCGCCAGCAGTTCTTCGTCGGTCATGCCCGGCTGGGCCTGCGGCTGCGCCATCACTTCACGAGTCCCAGGTCACGCGCCCGCTTCTGCTGCGCCGGCGACAGACGATTGAAGAGGCCGCGCTGGATCGCGAGCGCCAGGCCGGCGTCCGCCGACCCGGGCTTGAAGATCGGCGTCGGAGCCGGTTCGCCGCCAGCGCCGCCCTGCGGCGGCGGAGCCCCGGCCCAGCCCACCGCCTTCGCCATCTCCGGCGTGAAGACGTAGCGATCGAAGGAGCCGGGGCCGTACCAACCCTCGACGATGGGCTTGAAGCCCTCGACGCGGGCCCGGTAGCCGTTGTTGAGCTCGCCGTAGAGCGAGTTCGCGACGGCCAGCACCTTCTGCCGCACCGCCGGATCCGCGAAGAAGCCCTCGCTCGACAGGTATCCGCGCAGGCCGGAGATCGAGCCAGCCAGGCCCTGACCCTTGAGCTGCAGCGCCACGTCGCCTTCGCGGACCACGCCTTCGTCGATCATCCGCTGAAGGCCGTTGATCATCGCGATGTCGCCGGCGCCGTTCTGCTGCTGGTAGCCGACACGGACGCTCTCGTAGTTCCGGCGCAGCTTCTGGGCCATGTCCAGGACCGGCGCGAGTTCCTTGCGGATCGTCTCGGTGCCCTGAAGCACCGCCTGGGGGTTCGCCGGATCGGCCGGGCCGCCCGGGATCGGCTGCTGGCCGCCGCCCTGGTACTGGTAGCCCGTGGCGGGCGGCTGCTCGCGCCGGGGATCGGCCGGGCCACCGCGGATCGGCGCGTAGCCGTCGCCCTGGACCCCGTAGCCCTGAGGCGGCGTGCCGCCGGGCACGTCCTTGAGGTTCCCGAGGGGATCGCGCTGGACGTAGGTTCCGGGCGGCGCCGTCGCGACCCCGGCCTGCTGCGCCGTCTGGACCTGCGTCATGGCTTCCTGCGGCAGGGCGATCGGCCGACGCTCGCCGGTGTAGGGGTTCACCTGGAACGGTAGGCCGTTGATCGTGGTGTTCTCCCACTTCACCGCCTCGGCCATCTGCTGGCGCAGCTTCATCACGTAGGCCACGCCCTGCTCATAGGTGCGCGGATCGCTCAGGAGCTGCTGCGCCAGCGCCCGCTGTTGCGGCGTCGGGCCCATGGTCGCGACGCCCGCCGCCGCTTGGGGAACAGACGCGGCGGGCGTCGCAGCCGCACCCCCGGCGGGCGGCGGCGCGGCAGGCGGTTGGCCCGGCGCGGACGCGGCGAGCTGAGCGTAGTCCACGGGCGGCTGTTGGCCCTGCCCCGACCCTTGGCCCTGGCCGAACGCCCAGTGCCAGTGGTCGCCTTCGTTCAGGAGTTCGGAGACCGGCGCGCCGCGGGCCTGGAGCTCCGCCCGGAACTTCTCCAGGTCCGCGCCCTGCGGCGGAACGAAGTCCCAGGCCTGGCCCTCGCCCCGGGTGTGGAAGCTGTTCGGCGCGCCGCCGACCTCGGCGTTGCGTTCGGGCGTGCGATAGCCGCTGGTGAAGGCCGCGCCGGGCACGATCTCCGAGACCAGCGCCTTGGCCCGATCCGGGGTCATTCCGGCCGAGTTCTGCAGCCCCGCGCCCGGCGAGGTCATCGCCAGGGCGAACTGCGGCCCGGGCGTCGTCTGAGGCTGCGGCGCGGCCGTCGGGGCGAGCGCCGGGGTCGGGGCCGCCGGCATCTCCCCGGTCCCTCCGAGGCCCTCCAGGAGCGCCTTCGCATAGGCGCTCTGCTCGTCCTTCACGGCCGAGATCGCGGCTCGATCCGCCCTGTCCTTGCCGTAGGACATGATCGCGTTCGCCAGGAGCTTCGTCCAAAGCTCGGTCGGGGTCGCGATCTGCTCGCTCCCCTTCTGCATGGCCTGAAGGGCTTCCGCGAGATAGCGAGACCGCTGAATCGCGGACTGGGTCTGCGGCCCGTACCGCAGTCCGGCCTGGATCTCGGCGGGGACGCCCGAGGCCGCCATCACAGCGCCCCGTAGTCGACGGCCAGGAAGCCGCCCATGTCGTGGACCGCGTCGGGTCGGACCTGCGCCAGTTCCTGCGCCAGGACGCCGACGTGCACGGTCTCGCCGCCGAGGTAGCGGTAGGCGTAGACGCCGACGCCGTTGTCCAGCGCGCCGACCCGGCGGATGTCGGTCTTCAGGCGGGCGTCGGACAAGATGCGCGAGCCGAGCGCGCCGGCCAGCGAGCCGCCGCCGGTCATCGGCGCGGCAAGCGCGGCGGCCCCCAGCGAGAACAGGCCCGAGAGCCCAGAGCGCTGGTTCGCCGCCTGCGCCTGATAGGCGGACTGCTGCGCCTGCTGATTGAGGGCGTAGGCCCCGAGGACGTCGGTGTTGGCGACTTGGGAGGGCGTGTACCCGATGCCTTCGGGCATGCCGACCTGGCCGGAGCTCATGAGCGCCGTGAACTGGTTGATCGGCTGGTTCTGGAGATAGGCGCGCTCCTGAAGGCCCTGCTGGCGGGCCTCGTTGCCGAACTGCGCGCTCGCGAGCTGCTGCTGGAATTGCTGCTGTTGCGCCGCGTTGTTGAACTGAGCGGCGCCGAGGTTCTGCCCGTAGTCCTGGCCCGCGGTCTGGTTCCAGAACTCCGCCTGCCCCATGTTCTGACCGTACATCTGCGCCGCGGCCTGGTTGGCGAACTGGCCCTGCTGGAGCTGTCGGCCGAACATCGAATTGGCCGCATCCTCGCCGGCCCCAACGGCGGAGTAGATCGCCTGGTTGTAGGCGTCGTTCTTGCCCTCGGAGAACTGGCGCTGGGCGTTGGCGTAGGCTTCTGAATTGGTCGACAGGCCCTGGTCAGCCAGCCGCTGTTCCAGCGCCCGCTGCTCCCGGTCGAAGCGCGGATCGAGCCGCGAGGCGGCCTGCTGATAGACCGCCGCCATGTTCTGGTAGCGCGCCGCGTCGAGATCGCCGCCGACCTGCCCCTGGACCTGTTGGCCGGGGTCGAAGCCGTACTGCAGGGCTCGGCCCTTGTCGAAGCTGCTCTGGATGCCCTGGCCCGCGCCCGGGATCGATCCCGACAGCTCCGGGAGACCGGCTGTGGAGAGCGGCGTCGAGAGCGCCTCACCCACCCGGCCGATCTGGCTGTTCGCGACGCCGAGCGCGGCGTTCTCCGCCTGCTTGGACAGGTCGTAGGACTGCTGCTCAGGCTGGCTGAGGCTCGTGACCTGGCGGTAGCCGCCCGGCTGTGTCGGGTCGGCCACCCAGCCGACCGACCCCTGCGGGCCGCTCGACCCCACCATGTTCAGGCGCTGCTGTTCGCGCGCGGTCTCGATGTTGGCCTGCGCCTGCGCCTGGCTTACGGCGACGGGATCGGGCGCGGGCGGGGGCGTCGGGGCGGATTTGCCCATCGTTCAAGGCTCCAGTTTGGGCCTCGCGCTCTTCTCCGAACCGACCACGTCGCCATTCCTTGGCGAGAAGACCGTAGATGACGGCGTGATCGTCCCTGAAGCCTAGGCGTGCCACGCCCTCGCGCTTGAACCCGAGACGTTCCAGGAACCGGCGCGGCTCGTCGCTCTTGAGCGGTGTCACGCTGGTGCAGCGGACACATTCTAGGTCGCCGAAGGGGTATCTCAGCAACGCGCGCACGATGTCCTCGGTCAGCCACCGGCGGCCCTCGGACGCGCAGCTCAGTTCGATGTTCCCGAAGAGCGGCTGGTAGTTGTGATAGACCACCCCGCCGGTCAGGAAGCCCCTGGCGTTCTCGACGCCGATGGCCCGGCAGGGCCCGAACACCTCGCCGTATTCCGCCTCCGCCACGAGCGGCGCGAGCTTGGGGATGCGCAGGGCCACCCAGTGCGCCACCGCCTTGTCCTGGCCGTACACCAGCCTCAGAGCACGCCCCCGCGCTGATAGACCAGGTCGAAGCCCACGAGCTGGACGCTGACGTCCAGCGGCAGGTTCGGGCGGGTCAGGACGTGGCCGCCGCCGGCTTCGTACAGCAGGAGGTCCGCCAGCGTCGGATCGATGGCGATGCTGGCGGTCTCGGGGTTGCCAAGCACCTCGACGCGCATCCGCGGCGTCGCGACGTAGCCTGTGGCCGTGACCCCGGTCCAGGCGTAGCGGATCTCGTCGGCGTCGTTGGGGCCGATGTCGCCGGCCTGGATCACGGTCTGCCGGGCGACCGGCACGCGCTCCTTGTAGTCGGTGCAGACCTCCAGCGCCGGCTTGATGATCGACGGCGCCTTGATCAGCGGCCGGATCATCGTGAAGTGCTTCTCGACCAGATGGCTCCCGAAGTCGTTGAAGGCCGGCTTCACGTCCCCCACGATGGTCGCGCCGTCGTCGCTCGCGCCGGTGTCCCACTGGTACACCCCGTCGGCGCCGCCGAAGTAGATCGCGCCGTTCGCGGCGCCCCAGCAGATCGCGTTCAGCCCTGTGAAGCGGCACCAACCTCCCTTCTGCATCGACCTGACGTACTGGTGGGCCGACACGCCCTCGGCGGTCGGGACGTTGACGATCAGCAGCGAGCCGCGGTTCGGATAGAAGATCGGCTGCCAGCCGAACAGGCCGCCATAGGAGATCGCGGCGTCGGAGAAGGCCGAGGCGACCTTGGCGCTCAGGGACTTGCTCTTCTGCTCCTCGATGGGGGCCGACAGCACCACCGACAGCGGGATCACGCCGTCTTCGGTGAGGATCGCGAGGTCGCTTCCGTACTGGACCATGCAGCGGTCGCCGATGGGCTTGGGGAGGTTGAAGACCCCCACCAGCGCCCAACTGTTGGCGTCCCCCGGATCGGAGCCCCGGTAGATCGCGGCCTGGCCTTCCGTGGTGACGTACACGGCCATGTCGTCGGGACCGGCGCCGCCGTCCATCGACCAGGTCGACATGCCGGCCAGCGAGCCGCCCTTGGTGAAGAACGGCCCGAGATCGAGGAGCGAGGCCCCACCCTGAATGGCGTTGACCGCCAGGTACCAGACCCGCAGGCGATCCTTCTCGCCGTAGTGGATGCGCGCCTTGTGGGCCATGACGTGCTTGAGGTCGGTCTGGTCCAGGGTGATCGAGCCTGACGAGCCGCTGACGCTGGCGGAGGATACGCTGGAGCCGTCGTACTTCACCGGCCCGTGGACGCCGTTCGCCATGACGACGTAGCGCCCGGCGTCGTTCGAGAAGTTCACCCAGTTCCAGCGGGCTGAGGTGGTGGAGCCCGAGGCCGTGTAGATCGCCGAGTTGAGCGCCCCGGCGTCCGTCACATCGAAAATATCCGCCCCGGCGCAGGCCAGGAGCTTGTCCCCGTTGCTGGAGCCCGCCCAGGTCGCGAGCGTCTCCACCGGCGCATCGGTCCCGGTGACGTGCTGCTTGGAGCCCCGGCGCAGCTCCACCCAGCCGCCGCGCGGAATCCAGTTGTCCAGGATCACCGCGTTCTTGGCCGGCATCGCGGCCAGCGGGCTTTCGGTGTCCCAGCCGCCGACCGGCGCGGGAACGGTCGCCGAGATCGCGGTCTGCCGGCGGGCGACGTTGCGGCGCAGCGCCTGTCTCATCTCGCCCCCTAGATCCCGAAGTTCCCGTCCGGGAAGTTGGTCTGCATCGGCGCCGTGCGGCCCGCCCGGATCGACAGCGCGCCTGCGCCGCCGTCATGCGCCATGGCCCGCGCGACGGCGCGCTCGTAGGTCTCCATGTCCTCCGAGTAGTCCAGGCCCTTGGCCTGCTTCCAACGCCAACGCACCCCCAGAGCGATCAGGCCCTCATCGAGATAGGCCCCATCGCCATCGACCGTGAACTCGGCCTTTCCTACGCCGACGCTCGACCTGGCCCAGTTCCGGCTGACGTACTCGTAGGCGATGGTCTCGCCGGCCGAGGGCGTGGGCGTGATCAGGAACGCTCCGGCGCGCTCCCGGAAGGCCAGATAGACGCTCGCCGACGCGGGATTGGCCTGCACGGCCTCGAACTCCTGCGGCGAGATCGGGCCGATCAGCCGGCGCTGCGTGGTCCGGTTGAAGAAGGTGTTGGGGATGAAGCGGTCCAGGTCCTCGGGGATCGGCGTGTTGGTCTGCGTCTCGGCGGCGTTGGTCACGAAGGTCCAACCGCTCGTCAGGGCCTGCCAGGGATAGCGCTTCGCCAGTTCCTCACCCTCCTCGTTGGCGAGCGCGAAGAGTTGGCGCACGGCCTCGTCCGTCGAGTCGACGACGGTGTCCGGCCGCGAAATTCCGGTGCGGTCACAGACCCGCTGGATGATCGTCAGCAGGCTCATTCGTCACCTTGCGACGGCGACGGCCGTCCGGCTTCTCGATGGTCTCAGGCGAGGCGGGAAGGGAGCCGCCGTCACCGTCGCGGGCGTCGCGGTCTAGCGGGCCGACGCCCTCACGGGCGCAGAACAGCCGCCAGGCTTCCGGGTGCGCCTCTTGGTCCGCCGCCGTCGCCGGCCGTGGCCCGATCACGTTGGCCGCGTCCAGGACGAACGAGAACAGGACATCGCCCTCCTCGTTGCGGCTGAAGCTGGCGCCGGGCGCCGCGCCGACTGATCGCCGCGTCATCGGCCCTCTCCCTTCGCGCCGGCCTCGCGGAGCTTCTGAATCTCCTCGGCCATCTGGTCGATCTGCTCTTTCATGGCCGAGATTGTCTCACGGAGCTGCTCGTTCTCAGCGGCCAGCGCATCGGCCGGCGCCGCCCCCTTCGCCGCGTCCAGGTAGCGCCTGGCCTTGTCGCGGATCGCGAAGCCGCCCATCGGGATCGCGCGGGACAGCGCGGCGTCGTCGAGCGCCGCGAGCGTCTCGACGGTGCGGATGTGGAAGTAGGACAACTCCTCGACCTGACCGCGCGTGACCCCGGGCCATTCGGAAAGGGGCGTGCCGTGCTCCGGCGCTTCCTGGTTGTCCTTGAAGGCCCGATAGCGGTCCGGCCAGCGCTGGCGGTGCTCGTCCTTCACCCGTTCGTCCACCGTGGACTTCTGGCCGGGAATGACGATCTCGACGTACTCGACGTCGTCGAAGATCGGCCGGCCCTCGAGCTTGGTCCGGAACTCGTTCTTCACCGGGCGCATGTAGAAGCGCGGGATGGTGATGTCCTTCTCCGCCGCGCCGGGCGTCGAGAAGCCGTGAAGCTCGCTCATGAGGTTCTCCTGAAGACCTGGTCGTTGCGGATTTTCCGCCAGATGTCGGGGATCAGCCCCTCGCCGTGGAGGAAGATGCGAAGGCCCTCGGCGCGCAGGCTGGCGTAAGCGTCCCGGAACTCTTCGGACTGACGGATCATCCACAGCGCGCAGCGGAAGCGCCTGCCGCCATGGCTGACCTCGATGACCCGCTCGCCGTCGTTGAGCGCCTGCGGATAGGCGTGGTGGTCGCCGCCCGCATAGCTCCCGTCCATCCCGTAGATGTGGACGCGCCGGTAGCCGGACAGCCACAGGAGGTTCAGGGCCCGCAGGCCGACCGTTCCGCCGCCTGGCACGCCCACGATAGGCTTCGCGTCCCAGTAGGGTTCGAGGATCGCCCGGAGCTCCGTCCCGTCGCCGAAGAAGTTGTGCCAGACCACAACGTCGCGGTCCTCCAGCGCCTCGAAGACCGCCGGGTGACATTGGCTGGCGAGGAAGTAGGTCACGCCCTCAGGCGCGCCCTTCACGAACTCCGCGTTCTCCGGTCGGGCGTCCAGCATGACGTGCGCGTCCGGCGTGATCCCGTGCTCGCCCAGGAACCGCAGGGCGTTGTTCACCGTGATAAGCCGCTCGCCGCGGCGCTTCCGTTGACGGATTTCCTCGACCCGCGACTTCATCGACGGGCCGCCGCAGACCAGGACAGCCGTGTCCTCGGCCCTGTCGCGCCTGCGGTAGCCGGTGAACCACGGGAGGCCCCTGGCGACGTTCGCGCGCACGTTATCCAGCAGCGCGTCCGTGCTCACGTTGGCCCCGCGCATGACCGGCAGCGAGGTGTAGCCGCCGACCTTCCAGACGTTCGGAACCCAGCCCTCGGAGATCTCATGGTTCTTGGGCTCGCCGTGGAAGATCACGACCCTCGCGCCCTGGGGCGGCCAGGACTGGGCCTGCCGCTTGTAGGAGACCACCCACTCGGCAGGCAGGGTCTCCCAGCCGCCCACTTCCGTGATCCACTCCTGGTCGCCACCGTTCGGCACGCCGGCCGGCAGGGCTTTGGCCGGGACGAGCGGCCCGGGCGATCGCGTCATCACGTCGGGCTTGAAGCGGTCCCAGACTGCCCGATGCTCCCCGTGGTCCCAGCACATCACCGAGGAGTTGAAGCAGGGCCAGCCGGCGTCCCGGGCGATGCCCTTGCGCTCGGCGAAGTCCTCCAGGCGGCCGACCACCGCCACGTCCAGGTCAAGGTAGAGCACCCGGGACCCCGGCTCCCACGGCATGTCGCCGGCGAAGAGCCGGACCTTCTGCCACCAGCCCGGCAGGGCTGGATCGTGGGGGATGGGGTTCACGCCAGGGGGGAGGGCGTCAGGCGCGTCGGTCACGCACCACAGCGCGTGGTCCAGCGTCGAGAGGTTGCGGTGGACCATGTCCGCCAGGATCTCGACGTATTCGGGGCCGTACTTGTCGCCGACCCGGACGCAGACGACGTGGACGAAATCTCGCGCGGCTTCCAAGAGCTTCCCCAAGCTGGACCGGCGTCGATTATCCGGCCGCCGTGGGGCCTCTCAGCGTGGCGCGCATGAAGAAGGGCGGCCCCCCGGAGGCGACCGCCCGTCCCCTTGGACACTCAGGGAGCGGCTACAGGCTGGTCTTGCGGGCCCAGCCGTACTGGCCGGCGGTCAGGCCGCCGGGTGCGTTCAGGGTGAAGCCGGCCGAGCCGCTGTCGGACGAGGCCGACCCGGAGGCGCCGATCTTCACCGTGTCCACCGAGCCCAGGGCCTCGGAGGCGCGCACGTAGATGTAGCTCTTGCCGTCGGACGCCTGGACCCGCGTGAGCGGCTTGAAGGCGGCCGTGGACGACTTGGCGCCGACGTCGACGCCGAGGGTGGGGACCGTCGCGAAGACGGCGCTGGATTTGTTCGCAGCCATGTCGGCGTCTCCTTAGTTGGCGAACAGGACGCCCTGAAGCTGGGCGTTGCTGAGGGTGGCGTTCCCCATGAAGCCGATGAACTTCGCGACGGCGTCCTGGTTGGCCGAGACGCGATCGCCGCCGAACGGAACCATGTTGCGGTCCTTGTGGGGCCGCCAGTGCAGGTACCGGGTGTTCAGCATGTACATGTGCTTGTCGGGGCACGCCCCGCCGACACCGCCGTCCAGGACGACGTCCGCGCCCTTGTACTTCAGGGTCACGAAGCCGGCGTCGGCGTCCGTCGAAGACGTGACGCGCTGGATCGCCTGCATGGCGGACTCGAAGTAGCCGTAGAACTCGTCGTCGGCCAGGATCAGGTCCGGCTTGTCGGTCCCGCGGACCAGGCGGTTGTAGAGCGCGTTCATCATCCGAAGGATGTTCGACGCGCTTGGCGCCGAGCCCCCGTCCGACGTGCACTGGAACTTCTGGTTACGCCAGAAGTCGTAGTTCACGCGGCTGATGCCCCCCACCGTGCCGGTCGTCGGATCGTCGGCGACCAGGAGCTGAAGGCCCCCGATCTGCTTGCCGTTGTCCGCCGTGCCGTTCGAGTAGAGGTCGGCGCCGATGTTGTTCTGGAAGTCCGCCTCGGCGTTCTCGATGCGGGTCTCCATAAGGTCGATGACCTTCTCCGAGCCGCTGTTCATCAGCAGCTCCCGCCCGGAGATCGAGACCGAGATGGCGGCCTGCTTGTGGTCGAACTCGGCCGCGGTGATCACGTCCGAGGGCGACACGTTCAGCAGCTCGTAGCCGGCGTAGCGGATGAAGGTGTTGTTGCCCGGGTAGCTGATCGGCTGGAGGATGACGTGGCCGCCGTCCACCGGCTTGATCCGGCCGCGCTTCTTCAGCGCCCGCAGCAGGGCGTTGTTGTTCGAGATGTTGTCCGCCGTGACCGCGCTGCGGTTCTCCAGCGTGGTGGTCAGGATGTCGGAATAGTTCAGAGCCATCGTGGGTGGTCCCTATTCAGACGCGGCCGGCGGCCTCTTCCATGGCCGCAGCGATCAAGCCGCGAAGGTTGTTGGGATCGGGACCGCCGGCCGCGCTACCGCCCGGACCAGGCGCCCCGGTGACAGACCCCGCCGCTTGGGCCGCGGCCGTGGCTTTCGCGCGCGCTTGCGTCTGCTGGGCCTGCTTGGCCTGGTCCGCCTGCTGCTGCTGGAGCATCAGGCCCCGGATCTCCGGGTTCGCCCAGCACGCCTTTTCGTAGGCGTCCTCGAGACCGCTGGCGCGGTTCTGAGCCAGAAGCGCCGCGACGTCCTCCTTCACCTCAGGCCAGTAGAGGTGCCTCGGATCGTTCGCGAACGCCTCGATGTGGGCGCGGATTTCAGCCTTCTGAGCCTCTTCGGCGCTCCGCTGCTGCTGCGTCACGGACTGCTTCAGGGTCTCCAGCTCGGTCAGGATCGGCGCGAGGCGGGGATCGGTGGCCGGCGACATCGGCGCGGCTTGTCCCGTCAGGTGCGCGATGATGGCCTGCGGCTGCGCCCCGTAGGTGCGCGCCAGATAGGCGATGCCGGCGGCCGGGTTGTCGATGAGGGCCTGTTCCGCCGCCGCGAGGTTGCGGATCCAGGTCACTTCGTCGACACCACTCAGGGCCAGGCGTTGCCGATGAGGCGCGACCACCTCTTGGAGGCGGTTGAGCTGCTCAGCCTTGGGCCCCCACTCGTTCCTGACGATCTGGAAGGACTTCTCCTGGTCCACGAAGGCTTTGCGCCACTTCGGGTCCAGGGCGGTCCATTCCGCTCGCAGGGGTGCGGGAAGCCCGGGCGGGGGGCGGCTCGTCTCCTCGTCGGGAGGTGTCGCCTCCGCCGGCTGTGCGGCTTCAGGTCGTTGAGTATCTTCGGTTTTTTCCGATTTGGCAAACTTGCCGCTCGGATCGCGCGGCTGGCCGCCCTCAGCGCCCTGCGCGCCGGTCTCGGCCGCAGCCTCGGCGCCGGTCTCCCCGGCTGCGGCCTGGGCGCCGGTCTCGGCGGGCGGCGGGGTTTCGGCCCCGGCCTCGGGACCGGCCTGGCCGGCGGGCTCCTCGGTGTTCTCGGCCGCGGCGACGGCGGCTTCGATGGTCTCGCGCAGGCTTTGTCCCGGCATGGGTGCTGTTCCCCTCAGCGGCTCTGAAGTTGTTCGATGGCCCGCTTGATGTCGGGCCCGACCGGCGGCGGCTTCTGGATCACCCGCTTCGGGCGCTCGTTGCCGACGATCTCGCAGCCCGCATCCCGGACGGCGCGGTAGTAGGCGGACCGGCTGTCGTAGAGCAGGCCGTTCACCGGGTTCTCGATGGCGTCCATGCCGTCGGTGCGGATGTAGAGGCGGACCCCGCTCGCGCCCGCCGAGGGCGCCGGCCAGTGGCCTAGGCAGGCTTCCGGCCACGCCTCATCGCTGGCGTGCCAACCGTGACAGACTTTGCACCAAGTGGAGCGGGCCATGGAGACGCATTATCCAGCCGCTCCCGCCGCTCTCAGCGCGGCGCGCATCGGGCGCCTACCGCCCCCTGAAACCCGCCAGGCGCAACGCCCGAAGGAGGTCCGGCAGACGGGCGATGTTCACGGCGACCCGCCGCGCCAGGTCGGGGCTCAGCCGCGCGCTCCGATCCGTCCCGACCAGGGGCTGGCGGCGAAAGTAGATGAACACGATCTTCTGGCCGGTGGCGTCCTCCACCCAGTAGCTTTCGTCGTTGTGGTGGACGGACCAAGGGGGTGGCAGGCGGTCGGGCATGCCGGAACAGATGCGGAACGCGCCGGCTGCCGTCAAGCGGAGCCGTCTATCATCCCCAGGGCGAGAAGCCGGACGGTACGGCGTACACGAACGGCTCCTGACCGCAGTTCAGCTCGGCGCCCGAGCCGTTCGCGGCGCCCGCCGACAGGTACGCGACAAAGGCGCTGTACTCGTAGCCGCCGGTTCCGGCGCTCGGGTCGCCATTGAGCCAGACGCCATTGAGAGACCACCAGATCTTCTTCGCCCCCGCCGCATTGGCTATGCCGATCACGTCTCCGAGCCCGTAGGGCGAGTAGGACGCTACGGTCCCGCCGCCGGCCACCAGTGCACCATCGGTCCCGTAGCCGATGCCGCTGATATTCGCCCCAAGCATCTGCGACAGGGACGCCGCGTCGGTCGCCATCCCGATCCTCAGATCAGCAGATCCGCGCGCGGTCAGTTCGGCATATTTCTTGTCGGCGCCGGTCGCGTTGCTCGTCGTGGATCTGACGATGTTCGCAGTTGCGCCATCCACCGTCATTACGAGGTCGGCGGCGGATAAATCGACGCCGGCGCCCTTATCCGAGGGATTCCATGTGGTGGTCCCGCCGACGCCGACGGGCCGGCCCAACAGCACGAGCAGTTGGGCCGGCGTCACGCGAAGCTCTTCCCGGCAAGGAAGCCCTGCCAGGTCACGCCGCCGTCGAAGGATATGAACCCCAGGACGTGCTTCCCGTTCGGCAGGACCGGTTTCGTGCCGTTCTGCCATTCGACGGACGCGGGCCAGGTCGGAACCGCGCCGCCGCTGATCGTGAGCCGCACCGCGAAAGCCTGCGCCTTGCTCGCCGTGGCGTTGGAGAACGTGAACGTCGTGTTGGCGCTGATCGACTTGGTGAAGCTGTCGGCGGCCGAGAGGTCGAAGTCGGTCGACGCCACGGCCTGGACGTTGCCCTTGACCGACCCCGAATAGGTGATCCCGCCGGTGAGGGTCGGTGCGTTGGCCGCCGCGGCGCCGATGTTGGTCCGCGCCGTGGCCGCATTGGCGACTTCCGAGAGGTTGTTCGAGACCTGGAAAAGCGCCGAACTCGCCAGCAGGGCCGCTGTCCCAAGACCGAGACTGGTCCTGGCGGCGGACGGCGAGGCTAGGTCCGACAGGTTGTTGCTGACCTGTAGGTAGGTGGCGCCCAGGTCCGCGCCCACGGCGCTGACCAGGATCGACCACTGCATCTTCTTCAGCAGCGAGGCCGAGATGTCGTAGACGACGAACACGTCCACGTCGTCGGGCTCGGTGAGGCTCGAAAGCTGGTCTGGTGTCTTATCGTCCATGACCCGCGCAGTTTAGGGCCGGGCCCAGGCCTCTCAGCGCCGCGCGCTACGCCAGGTCCCAGACCCGGACGTAATCCACGTAGGCGTGGACCGGCGGGCTGACCGACGCGGCTTCCTGGGGCAGCAGCTGGTTGGACAGCAGCAGGAACATCGGCTCCCGGAACTCGTCCCGCATCGGCAGGCGCGAGAGCTCCACCCGGTCCAGGTAGAAGATCATCCACTCGTCGGTCAGCAGGACGCCGTGGGTGTGCCACTCCCCGTCCGCGAGGCCGGCGAGGCTCTGATAGCTGCCGGTCTGCCAGTGCTGCGAGACCTCGCCCACCTGGAGGTTGGCGGCGGGGCGCAGGTGGACCGCCTTGTGGTGGCCGGTCGGGTTGGCGCCGGGGTAGTATTCCAGCACGTCGATCTCGGCGCGGGTCTTCGTGGCGTCGGTGTAGAGGCCGGCGGTGTAGAGCCAGAACGCGGCCCAGCAGCCCATCTGGCCGGTCGGGACCTTCATGCGGGCCTCGAAGTAGCCGTAGGCCTGACTGAAGCCCTCCCCGTCGCTCCCCACGGTCTGCATGTGGGCCGCGTACTTGGTCCCCGCGACATCCCGGATCTGAAGGTCGAGCACGCCAGCCGTGACGCTGAACGGGTCGCTGGCCTCGCCCGGGATGCCGTAGTCCGCCGCGCCGACCTTGGCCCGAACCGGCGAGCGCCAGGGGCCGGCCCCCTCGTCCAGGCTGATGCCCGACGTGTCTGTGAACACGTCCTCGAACGTCATGGTCCCGAGGAGCGCTTCGTTCAGGGCCGTCCCCGCATCGGCCTCCGAGAACACGTAGGTGCTTGGCGGGGCGTAGGGATCGGGCGGAATGGGCTCGTAGGGCGGGTTGGCGGCCTCTGCCGGGTCGTAGGAGCCCAGGAGCTGCAGCAGCGCCCCGAGCGAGCGGTAGAGCCGGACTTCCTCCCGCTCGGTCAGGCCCTTGCCGTAGATGAAGGCCCCGATCCGTCGCGGCGAGCCGATGGCGTCGTCCGGGGTGCCGTCGAACTGCTCGTAGTGCCCGATCAGCAGCTCCAGGTCGCCCAACTGGACCGAGGGCCCGCCGGCCGCGCCGCACTGGACACCGTTGCGGCGAAGGACCGTGCTGGCCTCGCCCAAGCGGGTCGCGCCGGTCAGGCCCACCGCCGTGGTGATCCCGCTCGTGGCCGCCGCGGCGCTCCTGAAGGTGTGCTGGCGGGCGATCCGGCCCGCGACGGTCGTTGGAAGCCCGGTGAGCTGGTCGGTCTCGATGCCCTTGACGAAGGACCACTCCGACCCGGCCTCGGGCGCCGTGCCGGTCAGGGGCGTGTATTCGTTGGACAGGATGAAGGCATAGACCCCGCAGTCATTCAGCGTCGCCCGGATCGCGTCCCGCTCGGGGATGAAGCCGGTGCGCCAGAACCCGCCCGTCGTGGGGTTGGACCGCAGGCCGCCCTGCGGCGCCACTTCCCCTGCCCCGGCCCGGACCAGGCGGAACCGCGACGGGTCGCAGAGGTTGACCCCCGCCTCGTCCGCCGAGAAATGGCCGGTCACATAGAACAGGTCCGACTTGCCGATGATGTCGGCGTTCATGCGGACGAACCAGTCATAGGCCGCGGTCATCTCGGCGCCAGGGCTCGATCCCATGGCCGCGATCCAGCGGGCGGTGATCGGGTGCAGGCCGGAAGCCGGAGCATTCGCGGCCCCGGCCCGCATGGCCCGGCGGATCGCCCCCAGGCCCGCGCCACCATCGACCGTGCCGGGCACTACGCCGCCCCCCGCGACCTCAGGAAGCGCTTCAGGGCGGACACGAAGGCCGGACGATCCGTCAGGATGCCTCCGGCGTAGCAGAAGCAGACTCGGCGAGGCGACCTCAGGGTGGACGAGCCGTTCCAGTTCAGGAGGTACATGTTCGAGTTGGTGATCGCGACCGCATCGCCGCCGCGACCGGTCGCCGTGATCGACACGCCGTCACGGTAGATGAAATTGATGTTCGCGCCGGTCGCGGCCGTCCGCACGAAGGAGGTCAACCCGAGAGCCGAACCCACGCCGGTATCGCTACTGAAGCTCTGGTTGCGGTTGGTCCGCCCGTTGGCCGTCGAGGGATCGGCCGTCGAGACCGTCGTCTGCATGGCCCGGATGAAGGCGTTGGTGTGCCCCATCTCGATGCCGAAGTAGTTGACCGGCATCTCGTCCGTGTTGACGTAGACGCCGAACTCTGCGGTCCCGAGCGTGTAGTTCGTCCCGCCCGTCACGGGGTTCCAGCCAGTGTCGAGCTGCGACGAGCTGGTGGCGTCCTGCACGCCTTGACTGGAGATGGTGGGCGAGCCTGCCGCGACCGTCGCGACGTGCAGGTCCGGGTTCTTCAGACAGGGAAACGTCGTCTGGCCGGAAACCAGCTCAAGCACCGGCTGCGCCATGTCGATCTCGTCCCAGGCTCCGCTCGCCTGCCAGGCGTCCACGAGGGCCACGAGCTGAAGCAGCAGAGTCGTGTCGGAGCCGCCGATGGCGTCGAAGTAGGCTTCCGCCGCCGTGTTCCGGGGCCGCTCCCTCGCAACAGCAGGGGCGCTTACGAGACGGAGCCCGCGACCGGCCCTCACCGTGCGCGGCATGGATCACGCCACCGCGTAGTAGGTGACGTTGAGCTTGGCGCTGGCGCTTTGTTCGATGAACTCGATGGCCGCCAGGTTCACGTCGTAATACAGCTCTTCCGTCGTCGCGAGCGGCTGTCCCACCGAGGAGGTCGGAGACGTACCGTCGTCTCGCCAGCGCACAGCCTGGGCTTCGGGCTTGATGATCGCGATGGTCGCGCCGCTCGGGACCGTCAGGCCCTTGGCCGAACTCAGGCCGGTGATCTGCTCATAGCCCTTGATCGTGAGGGCCGAGGCGCGGGGGCTGACCGGCACAGGGTTGTCGTTGGAATGCGCGACGCCATCCTTGTCGGAGAGCGATACGAAGCCGGACATGGGCGGGTAGCTCCTCTAGATCGTCGCGGCCGTCACGCGGTCGCCTGCGGGGTGGGATCGCGGCCGAGGGCGAAGACCTTGGCGGAAGCGAGCCGTTCGCGGAGCGCCATGTCGGCGCCGTCGACCTGCGCCTGAAGCTGCGTCCTGAAGTTCTCGCCCTGCTGCTTGACCTGTTCGCGCTGGAGGTTGAGCCCGGCCACTTCCACCGGCGTCTTGTCCGGCGGCGGCGCTGCCTCCTGAGGCTGCGGCTGCTGCGCCGCGCCCATGAGCTGGTTGATCGACTGCTCGATGATCTGTTCGAGCTCGCGCCCGGCGCGGAACCGGCGCATCGCGAACTTCAGCATCTCCGCCGCCATTGGGCCGAGTTGAGGCGCCTGTTGGACCACCGGGCCCCACTGCTGCATGAACGACGCCACCGCCTGGAGGAGCTCGACGGTCTGCGCCTTCTCCTCCTGCTCGTTCGGCTCGATGGTCGAGTCCGTCTCGATGTCGATGCGGAAGGCCCGCGCGGCGTTGTCCCGCAGCATCGCGACCACGTCTTCCCAGGTCGGCGACTGGAGCGCCTGAAGGATCTGCGGCGGCACCTGCTGGCCGGTCATCGCCGCCTGCCTGGCCTGAAGCTCGAGCTGCGCCTTGTCGGCGGCCGTCGGGAGTTGCACGCCGGTCATCGCCGCGAAGGTCTCCGGCGAGAAGTGCTCCGCCATGACCTCGCCCTTGATCCGCAGAACGTCCCGGGCGAAGCGCGCCAGCTCCTTCTGACGGTCGCGGATGCGCAGCGAGCCCCACTGGGCCTTCAGGCTCTGGGCGCCGTAGGTCTCGCCGGGGTCGGTGGCCCCGCGCAGGATGTCGGCGACGCCGGTGATTTGGTAGACGTCCTGGATGATCTGGGCCCGGAGGTCGATGCACGCCTTGAGCGTCGTCACGACCTTGTCGATCGGCCACCACTCCACCTTCCCGTTGACCCCGCCGTCCCCCGCGAAGTTCTTCCAGTCCGCGACCGGAACCAGCGTGCCGTTCGGCGACTCCAGCGCCTGCGTCAGGTCCAGCTTGGCCTCGCCGGCATAGAAGCCCACGACCTTCAGCGCCTTCTGCAACTCGCCGATCTTGGCGGTGAGCTCGTCGATCTCCTTCGCCTGGTCCTGATAGGCGATGTAGTCCGGCACGGGGATCAGGCTGTCGTTGGCGATCACGCCCAGCGCCGGCCGCGGGCAGGGGAAGAACCCGTCCAGCCGCAGCGGGTCGGCCCGCTTGTCCAGTACCGCGTCCGGCCAGCTCTTCGAGATCCAGAGGGCGCAGCGCTCGTTCTTGTCCCAGACCTCGTAGATCGCCGCCCGGCGTGACATGTCGACCTCGTCCGGAGAGCCCGACTGTTTGGCCGGGTAGTCCAGCGGGATTTTGTTCCCGAGCTCCTTCCCGAAGCGCTCCACGAGCTGCTTGCGGCTCATGAACACCCGGCGCCAGACGTACCAGACCTCGTTCCAGGTCCGGGCCGGCGTGTGGCCGAAGTCCTCATAGGAGACGTAGTCCGTGATCGACTGCTCGAAGATCACCGGCCGGTAGGTGCTCTTGGCGACGTAGCCGCCTTCACCGTCCTCTTCGACGGTCTCGGCGTCGTAGCGGTCGCCGTCCTCGGTCTCGTAGCAGACGCCTGCGTCCGTCGTGACCTGGAGAACCTTGACCTCCTCGGTCTGCTCCGGCCCGTAGGTCGGGACGTAGCGCTCCCAGGTCTGGCAGCGGGCGATCAGCACGTAATCGAGCGCCGCCGTCCTCAGGACCTCGCCGAGGTCGTTGGCGTCGACGCTGTAGGACAGGCCGCGCTCCAGCACTTCCGTCGCGACCCGTGCGACCGGGTCGGCGTCCTTGAAGCGCCGGCTCACCACCGGCTCCGGCGGCCGCGAGAAGGCCGCAGGCAGGATGGTCTGTGTGTTGGAGTAGAGGAGGGCGTAGCCGCGCTCCGCCCTCTCGCCGCGCTCCTGCTTGTACTTCCGGAAGATGCCGCGGCTGCGGGTCAGCCACTTCTGCTGCGCGCGCTCGGAGGTGCCGAGTTCGGAGATCCACCGGCGCGCTTCGGCCGCCGACTCCTCGTCGGGCGTCTTCTTGCGGTTCGCGGGGGCCAAGTACGCCATGGCCGTAGTCTAAGGCGGCGAGGAGACCTCTCAGCGCCGCGCTACAGCCGCTCTTCCCGCCTCGGCGTGCTGGCGTGCAGCTCGTCCCAGGTCATCTGGTTCAGCCCGCGGGGCGCTTCCGGAGCCGGCGGCGGCTCCGGCTTCACCACCGCCGGAAGCGCCAGGTCGATCGCCCGCGCCATGATCGCCAGCATGTCGACCTCCTCATCATCCCTCCCGGCCGGGAATTTCACGTACCTGTCGATGATCTCGTCTCCCTCCGGCCCCTCCGGAACCCAGATCAGGCCCATGGAGGCCATGCCCTGCGCCGCCTGCGCCTTGGTGGCCTTGTCGTGGCCGTGGGGGCTCATGGCGTGGAGGATGGTGTGCACGCCCTCTTCCTTCATCTGCCGGACGATGAAGGGCCGGGCCGCCTTCCAGTTGTTGTCGTCCTCCGGGAGCCAGGCATAGACCCCCCACTTGCGCAGCAGCCCGTTCATCGGCGTCGGAGGGTCGGGGCGCCGAGGCCCCGTCTTCAGGTTCCCCACGATCCGGTCCGCTGTCACGTCCATGGTCGCCCGGTGCAGGAAGCCGTCGCGCAGATAGACGTCGCCCGAGGCCGCAAGGCCCCACACCCGGGCGCCCGACGGGTCGCTTTCGTCGCCGTCGGTCGGAGCGTGGTCGCTTGTGAGGTAGTGCCGCAGCGCCAGGCCCTCGATGTCCGCCGGCCGGTAGCGCCGGAACCAGTCCCGCTTGAAGAACGTGCCTTCCGCCGGAGCTGGCCGTTGCTGGTAGAGCGCCGACCAGGTCCGCGCGTTGCGCCGTGCCGCGGTCCAGAAGTCCGGGTCCTTGCCGAACCACTCCGGCCACAGCATTTCCCCGGGCTTTCGGCCAAGCGGGTCCTTGGCCTCGGCTTCAGCCGGGATGCAGAGCACCTCCCAGTCCAGGCCGTCCTTGCACCGGAAGATCCCGCTCTCGCCGTCCCAATCGTCCGGCAGGAGACCGCCGGCAAGGTCATCCTCGTGCCAGCGGGTCAGGATCATGAGCACCCAGCCGTGCGGCTTCAGGCGCGTGCGGACCGTGTCCTCGAACTCCTCGCGGGTCCGCTGGCGCACCTGCTCGGAATCGGCGTCCTGGCGGTTCTTGATCGGGTCGTCGACCACGAACCCGTCCGCGCGGTTGCCCGTGATCCCGGACAGGATGCCCCCGCCCATGAACTCCGAGCCGTTGGTGAGCGCGAACTCCTCGGCGGCCCGGCTCTCTGGATCGAGCCCGCACCGCATGATGTCCCGATAGACCGGCTGGCGGGTCACGGCCCGCATCCGGCGGCCCATCTTGCGCGCCAGGTCGCTCGCGTAGGTCCCGAGGATGATGTTGCGTCGCTTCCGGCCCATGGCCCAGGCCGGGAAGACGACGGAGGCGTAGGTCGACTTCGCGGAGCCGGGGGGCATGAAGACCATGGCCCGCCGCGTCCGGCCGCTCTCCAGGCGTTCGCAGAGGTCGATCAGGGCCTTGTGGTGGGCGGCCTGCGGCGTCTCGATAGGCTGGAACTTCCAGTCCGCCGCCTCGTCATCCTCCTCGCCGACCGGCGCGCCGGGGATCTCGATCATGCCGCAGAAGGCGTGCAGGCTGTCGCGCGCGTCGACGCAGTCCAGGGCGTACCAGGCGCCCGCCGGGTCCGCCGCGATCCGATCCTCCAGCGACACGCTCACGGGTGCTCCTCGGTCGGACGCTCCCGGAGACCGCATCCCGCCAACCGTCTTGCGAACGGCTGTGACCCTCCCGCGAGAGGGCCGCTGAAAAGGGGTGCGGCCTCCGGATTCGCCACGCTCCGCCTACAGGCGGTTCGCCAGCTCCAGCGAGATGCGATCGATGTTCGCCAGGGCCTCTTCGAGCTGGTCGGCGACGTCGGCATAGGCCGCCGAGAAGTGGTCGCCCACGGGCTTCGCCGCGATGGGATTGCCCGGCACGGGGGCGACGCCGAGCAGGCGGTCGCGGAGTTCGCGCAGCCGGCCCACGACCTCGAAAGCCGTGTTCCTGGCGACGCGCGTGCGATCCATGATCTCGGCAGTGACCGGCTGCTGCTTCGCCAGCTCGTTGAGCTGCGCCGGGTTGGTCCGTCCGTAGCCGACGTACTGGGGCGCCGTCGCTTCGATGGGAAGTTCGCTCATCTTCGGTTCCTGTGTGTGGCCCGGGCGGTCCAAGCGCCGCCTCGCCCAAGCGGTTTCCGGCGGCGGTTCTCTATGTGGCTCGTTCTCCGTGGGGCCGCCCGCTCCTGATCATCGCCAGCGTTCGGCCGGCCAGCGTCAGCCGCTCGTGCGCCGCCCGCCCGAAGGCCGCGCGCAAGGCGTTGAAACTGTGGCCCAGGTCCTGCCGGCTCACTGTTGCGCCCCCACCAGCCGGCGGTCCCAGAGTGCGTCGTGCTGGACGTTCCAGTCCGCCAGCACCACCGAGGCGAACGCCAGCGTCAGGTCCAGGTCCGTCCCTTCGGCCAGGAGCTGCGCCAGCGCCTGACGCTTCTGTTGCGCCAGGTCGTGGGCCGCCTCCAGGTACTGCTCGTTGGTCGTGAAGGCTTCGCGCCTCAGGGCGATGGTGGTCATTGGCGGACCACCGCCGCCATGAAGCCGAAAGCGATCAGGGCGCCACCGACCCAGCCCATGCCCACCGCATGCTCCGCAGACATCCGCATCGCCAGCGCTGCGATGCTCAGTCCTGCCAAGACAGCGCTGCTGACCAGCACATAAGCCGCCAGCGCCGCCAAATAGGACCTCTCGCTCATCCTTCATCCTCCATCGCGCGCTTGATCGCGGCGCGGATCGCGTCCCGCTTGGCCTGCGGAAGGGCTGCCAACTCGTCGGTCAGGGGCCGGTGTTCGATGGGGCCGCCGCCGGCGCCGGTGTGCTCCTGGCGCTTCGGCGCGCTCAGGCCCAGGTGGTCGAACAACAGGGACAGGGCGCCGTCCTGGCTACGCATCTTGATCTCGAAGCCGTCCCGGGTCTGTCGGGCTCCGGCGTAGAGCCGGCGCGCCGCCCCGCTGAGGTTTCGCGTGTCCGCTGCATAGACCCGCCCGAAGCCCTCGCCGCCGCACGCCTCGCAGTCCGGGTTAGGTTCCCGGTCCAGGACCGGAGGATCCTGGCGGCGAGTGCGCTTCAAGGCCCCGCCATGCGGCTGTGCTTCCCGCTCCTCGGCGGTCTGGACGAAGCCGATCCCCCCGGCGGGCATCCAACACGCCGGGCAGGCGCCGCGCCGGTACTGGACCAGTTCGTTGGGGTCCGCCGTCGCGATCTCCCACAGGTGCTGCAGGACCGCTTCCCGCGTGATCCCGGTCCGCTGCGAGCGCTCGTCCTTGAGCCGGGCGATCTCGGCCGCGACGCCAACATGCTCCAACAGCCGCGGGCCCGAGCTGTGCGCCGTCTTGGGGCTGTAGCCGGCGCGGATCGCGGCCTGGGTGGCGTTGAGGTCCACCAGGTACTCCTCGGCGAAGCGGCGCTGCTTGTCGTTGAGGTCAGCCATGGCCGCCTATTCTCCGCCTCTGGAGACGGCTCTCAGCGGGGAGCGCGCGCCGGTCACGCCGCTTCCCCGTACCGGGCGCCGACCAGCGCCAGCGTCTGCCCCATGTGCTCCAGCGCGGCCCGGCACTCCGCCATGCCGACCTCGGTCAGGAAGTAGCCCCGCTCGCCGCGGTCGATGGCTTCGGCCTGGAGGCAGTCCCGAAGGCGGTGGATCGCCTCCTGGATCGCGCCGCTGCTGGGCTTGCGGTGGCTGTCCACCCGGGCGCTCAGCGTACCCGTGGTCGCCGGGGAGCCTTGGGCCTCGAAGAGCGCGATCAGCAGGTTCGACCGGGCTGGGCCGATCCCGAAGTATTCGCAGAACGCGGCCTGCACGAACTCCCGCCGGAAGCCGCCGAGAACGAGACGCCCCGCCATGCTGGCTTCACCACCGCACTCTGGGGAAGCCATCGGCCTCCAGTTCCTCGGCCTCCTGGCCGTAGCCGAACTCGGCGAGGATGTGCTTGGGGACCAAGCATCCGAGATCGCCCGGCGGATACCCCCAGGCGCGGTCCCAGGGCTCTCCGGCCGCGACGGCATGGAGCCTGTCGCGCCATTCCTGGTCGAGGTCTCGCGGCCCCAGCCGGTCGGCCTCCTCCAACAGGCCGGTCAGCTCGACGACGCGGTCTCGGGCCAGGACGTAGCTGTCGTAGCCGGCGCGGCTGAAGGCGGCCTTCTCGCAGACCTCGAGCAGTTCGGCGGCCGTCGGCAGGAACTTCTGCTCCCTGGCGATCTGCCGCGTCGCCCGCGCGACCACCGCGGACGGATAGCCGGCCGCCATGACCTCGTGCAGCAGCGTCTCGACGTACACCTCGGGATTGTGCGGCCGGGCGTTCGGGAAGCCGTCCACCATCGTGGAGATCAGCGCCAGGGCCTGCGGCCGGTCAGGCTCCGCGGCTCGCAGCGCGTCCAGGGCCTCGATGACCTCGTCCAGGCGCGCTTTCGGGGGGAGCTTCGCCAGGGCCTCGGTCGCGTCCCGGTGGGCCTCGTCGCCGTGCCGGTCCGGCCGCCGAATCTGCTCCAGGGTCGGCGGCGAGCGATAGATCCCGCGGTACCATTCGGGGAAGTCGCGCCCCAGCGCTTCGACCAAGCGCCATGGGCGTTCCAGCTCGTGGGCCGCCTGCAGCACCCGGGCGGCCGAGCGACCCCCTGAGGCTCTGGCGACCATCGGAGGCGCCTTGGCGGGCATGGAGGTCAGTTCGTTCACTCGAAACCCTCCTCTTCGCGGATGCGGTCGGCGGCGTAGTCCATCGCCGACCAGGGGGCGCGGCCGTTGGCTCGGCGCGGGTTCGGGCCGGACGCGTGACGGGCTTCGGCTTCGGCCGCGAACTTGATCCCGTTGGCGACCCAGGTCCGCCAGGCCGCGCGCCAGTCAGCCATCAGGCTTCCCTTCGACTGGTGGTGGTTGCGGAAGCGCTGGGCTTCCCGCTCGAAGTCGAAGGGCAGGCCGTTCCGGGCGAACTCGTCGCGGGCGTAGTCGGCCTCATCGTCGCCAGGGAAATGCTCGGGTAGTTCTCGCCGAGCCTTCTGGCGGGGCTGCTTCAGGGGCTTGAGGGCGGGCGCGTCGGCGTGCGCGCGCTCATCAATAGCGCCAGCTATTGATGTTATATCCTCTCCTCTCCTCTCCTCTTGTCCCAGTCCCGCCGGGACAATGGGGGATGTCCCGCGGGACACGAGGCCATGTCCCGCGGGACATCCGGCCATGTCCAACGGGACAGACGCTGCATTTCTCGGGACAACCGCGCCCTCGCGGACCCTGCGGCGGTAGTCGGCCTTGCGCGTCGATTCTGCCTTGCGCCGGCTTCCCCGCCGCTCCCACTCCTCCAGGGTCTGCTCGCACAGCGTGGGGTGGTACCAGCGCCCGTCTCTGCAGAGCACCCATGGGGCCATGATCTCGGCCTTCACGGCGGCGAAGGCGTCGACGTCCATGCCGAACCCCGCGGCCTCGGCCAGCTCGTCGTCGTCGTCCGGCATGGAGCCGGCCGGCACCTGCTTGTAGGCCTCTCCCCAGAGCATGACGTTCCGGGCCCGCGCCATGTCCGACGCGCGCCGCCACCACTTCGATTTCCGCAGGCGGTCGAAATAGAGCCGGAACCAGTCGTTGCCGGCCATGTCGCAGTCAGCCGGGACGGGCGGGTCGGGAAGGGCGCTCATCGGGTCAGATCGACCTCGTCTTCCAGACCGAGGCGCGCGAGCTGACCGTCGACCATGGCGGCGGCCTGGGCCTCGGTCATGCCGAAGTCGTGCATGGCGCAGCGGATGAGCATCGAGCGCGGGGGCTTGCCGAGCTGGCGTCCGTCGATGGGCGGGATCGGCGGCGGGGGATACTGCGACGCGCTCATTCCGGGTCGACCTCGCCCAGCAGCGCCTTGGCCACGGCCTCGACGTTCTCCGGCCGGATCACGATCAGCGGATCCATCTCGTTCTGGTCATCGCTCTCCTGACAGATCACGATGTTGCCGGCGGTGTTGGTGAACACCCGGATCGGCATCTGCTTCTGGACGACCAGGTCCTCGTCGGTCTCCCAGTCGATGGGTGTGGTCTTGGCCATGTCAGTTCCTTTCGTGTTCGGCCGCGGCGCGCAGCCGGCGGGCCGCCTCGGCGAGGCGGTAGCTCAGCTCGGCCGTGAACTCGGCGTTGCCGCTAAGGGCGCGCGCCAGCGTCGCCAGCAGCGCGGCCGCGAGCAGCTTGAAGTTTCGCATCCAGCTTCCGCGCCTCCCCAGCGCGATACAGGGCCCGTGCGGCGGCGCGCTCGGCCTCTTCGGCCTGGTGGTCGATGTAGGCTTCCAGGGTGGTCCCCCCGGCCTCCAGCACCCGCTCGGCGACCCAGCCTGGCCCGTAGGCCTCGATCAGGCGCGCCACCGACGCGGCGCTCAGATGGCCGTCCAGCAGGTTCGCCGCGGCCTTCGGCGTGCAGGCCAGATCGCGGGCCACGGACTTCGCCGTGTGGTGGGGGTAGCGGCGGGACAGCTCGGACGAGATCGCGCGCGCCAGGCACACCTTCTGCCGACTGTCATGGGTTTCGGCGCCCATGAATGTTCGCTCCATCAAGGTCATGGTGAGGACCTTGGCGGCGTGGACGCGGTGAGGAGGTGAGGGTGAGCGAAGCGACGGACGCCGCTAAGCAGTATCAACGCGGAATGAACTACCTTGCGGGAGCGCGACGGATTGCGGCCGTCGCGCGCCGACTCGACAACGGTGACGCCCGGAAGGCGCGATTGCTGGCCGACGTCCTCATGGACAAGGGCGTGAAGATCCTGGCCGGCGTCATGAAGCCCAAGAAGAACGCTCCGGCCCCGGCGGACTGATCGATGGAGGTCAGGCCCGAGATCGCCCCCGAGATCGGAGAGGCCATCGCCGAGGGCGTCAGGGCCGGTGTCTACCGGCGCGCCGAGCGGTTGAACCCGCGCTCGGCGCCGGCCTGGAACCGATGCGCCGCGCCCCACAGCCGCAGGGCCGCCGCCCTCCTGGCCGACGCGATGAACGGCCTTGGCGCCGCGAACTCCCGGCCATGACCGCGCGGATGATGGGCCGCCGGTCATGGCTAGGCGGCTTTCCGGCCGACCAGTCGCCGCTGTTCGGCGAGATCGGCGAGCAGCTCGTGGCTGATGACGGCAAACCGCGGGTCCGACTGGGCCCGGGCCGCCACTACAACCGACTTGAACCATCCTGAGGGGATCGAATCACGCTGCCACCACGACATCGCGGTCCGCTCCTTGACGGATAGCGCTTCGGCGAAGGCCGCCACGGTGCCCCAGGCGGAAATGACATCCTGAAAGGACTGCATGGCGGCCATGCTACGCATAATGCGCAATGAACGTCAACGCACAACGCATAGTAAGGTGTGGTAGGCAACGCGGGATGAAGCCGCACGAACGCCTACAGCAGGCCCGGCGCCAGGCCGGATATGCGACCGCCACGTCTGCCGCGGAAGCCTACGGCTGGCCGCCGAGCACTTATCTCGGCCACGAGAACGGCTCGCGCGGTATCAACCAGGACGCCGCGCAGCGCTACGCCCGGGCCTTTGGGGTCTCGTGGTCCTGGATCCTCGGCGGTGACGATGTCGAGTTTGATGAGCTTCTTCAGAATCTCGGCTCAATCCCCGTCTCCGGCGTCATAGATCCCGACGCCTTTCGACCCTATGACTTCTCTCTGGACGGCGCACCAGACCGCATCGCGATCCAGCTGTTCGGCTACGAGAGTAGAGGGCTGAAGGCGTTCGTTCTCTACTACGGGTGGCCCCACGTTCAGCACTTCTTGATCACTGCCGATGTTGGGGCGGCCTCCATCCGGGATGGCGACGAGATTGTGGTTCGACGCCTTGAGGGCGGCCGCTATGAACTCGCTGCTTGGCGCCTGACCCAACAGGGGCGCGATCATGTTCTCTCGCCAGCCTACGCGCCTCATATCCAGATGGCTGCGCACCCCGTCGACATCCTGGACGAGCCTGGAACCGAGCTACTCGGAATCGTCGTCGCCGAACTCAAGATCAAAAGCAGGCGCGAGACTCCCTGGGATGCCCCCATCGAGTTCTAACTACGCAATATGCGTTGACAATGGCTACGCGCAACGCATAGTTCTCCGCATCAGCCACGGAGGACGTCATGCAGCACGTCGCCAACTTCCCGATCCAATCCGCCGCCGACCGCGCGCCCTGGGAGGCCGCGCTGGCCGCCTACCAGGCCGCGCAGGCCGCCTATGACGCCCACAAGACCATGGCGCGCGAGGTCGAGGCCCCGCTACGGGCGACCATCCCCGACAGCCTGGCCGAAGAGAATCGCTTCGGCCGTGCGCTGCGCTGGTGCTCCCTGGCGGCGTTCGACCGCCAGAACGGGGCGCCGGACGCGCTCCCGTCCTATCTTGCCGCCATCCGCGCCGAGTTGGCGGCCTTCCTTCCCGGCTATGAGCGCCAATACCTGGAGCTCGGCTGCCGGGCCGCCGACGAGCGGCTCGAGGAGCTTGACGACGCCGTCGTGGCCGCGGCCGACGCGCTCCAGGCTGTGCCCGCGCCCGACGCCGAAGCCCTCGCGATCAAGATCGAGCTCGCCAGCCTTCGCGCGGACGAGGAGAACCTGGGCCTCGCCGATCCGGCCTGCCTTAGCCAGATGCTCCACGGCTACGCGCCGGGCCGGGTGCTGGCCGCGACCTATCTCGACGTGCTGCAGCTCGCCGGACGGCCCAGGCCCCTCGGCGCCGACTTCAACCCCCGGGTCTGGATCAGGTCCTACGAGGCGGCCGGCGGCGCCGTGAAGGAGCGTGACGACTACCGCTACCTGCTCCTTGGCCGGGCATGGGAGGGTTGCGACAAGCTCGCCTGCCGAGCCCTCGAGGACGAACTCCACGGCCAGCCCTGGAAGGCCGCCGCGGTCTACCGCGAGGTCCGCGACGATGGCTACCGGACCCTCGCCGACGCCAGCACCAACCGCGGCCGCTTCTCATGGATCTGCTTCGTCGACGACGGCTATCGCGTGCTCACGCCTCGCATCCACTTCTGCCAGGAGGGCGGTGAGGACCACCGCCCGCCGCCGGCTGACGAGGACGCCATCGCCGCGGCCATTCCCGAGGAGCGGGTCGCTCTGGTCGCCGCCGAATAGCGTTCGGTGCCGGCCTGTCGCCATCCCGACAGGCCGGGTCTCAGCCCGTGCCGCCGCCCCTCGACGGGCCCGACAAAACGGGGCGGCGCCCCCTTCCATCAGTGGCTCAGGACCATGAACGCACCCGACTCAGCCAACGCCGCCTTCCGGCCGCTCGACGAGGCGGACGCCCGGGCCCTCCTGAACACCTTCCACGGCCACCTAGCCGACGCGATCGTGAAGACCGCGACCGAGTTCCTGTGCGAGCGCCAGAACCGGGTTTCTGAGCGGCCGCGCCTTGTCGCCCTCCTGACGGACCTCGTCGGCAGGGGCGTGCTCAGCGTGGACCTGCTCTCGATGGCCGTCGCGACGGCGGAGGAACTCGCCGAGGACCCGGGCATGTACCAGGACGCTCGCGAGCTCCTGGAAGCGGCGAGGCGCCCGACGCGATGACCTGGCGCGGCCTCGCCACCATTCTGACGCTTGTGGGCGGGTCCGCCGCCCTCTGGTGGGCGATCTGGAGCATCGCTCAGTGGTGGAGGTCGCACCCGTGACCGCCAGGGACCCGCTCGCCCGCGTCCGCCGCCGGCCCGACCCTGCGGACTGGGCCGACGACGACAAGCTGACGCTTCGCGAGGCCGTCGCGCTGTTCTGGCCTGAGGGCCCGGTCACGCTGGCGACGATCCGGGGCGTGATCGCCAAGGGGGAATTGACGCCCTTCTGGCTTGGGAACAGGTTCTTCGTCACGCCCGCCCAGATGCGCGGCCTTTTCCAGCCGAGACCATGTCGAGACCGTCCAAGGGGCCCAGGCTCCACCTCCGAAAAGGTCGCCGCCATCCCCGGACCGGCCGGCCCATCCCCGACGTCTACTACATCCGAGACGGAGCGCTTGAACGCAGCACTGGCTTCGGTCCAGATCGGCTTGGCGAAGCTGAGGCGGCACTCACCGCCTACCTCCTCGAAAAGCAGGCTCGGGCCGCGGACCGGCCCGCAGGCGGCGATCCCGACCGCCCCCGTGATCCCCATGAGGTCTTCGTCGCGGAGGTCTTGAGCCTCTACCTCGCCGAGAAGGCGCCCAAGGCGGCCGACCCGTCGGCGGTGGCGGCCCGGATCAAGGCCCTGGTCGGCTGGTGGAGCGAGAAGCGGCTGTCCGACGTCAGGCGCTCGACGTGCCAAGGCTACGTCGCCCACCGGATCACCCAGCCCATCGCCCAGGCCAAGGGCCCAAACGCCCGTCTCGTGACCGAGCAGGGCGCCCGCCGCGAACTGGAAGACCTGTCGGCGGCGATCACCTACTACGACGGCGAGCACAAGCTGACGGTGAAGCCGAGGATCTGGCTTCCGGAGAAGCCCGAGAGCCCGCGCGACGCCCTGACCCGCGCCCAGGCCGCCCGCCTCCTCATGGCCGCCCGCGGGTACCGGTGGAACGCCGAAGCCAGGCGCTGGACCCGTCTTCGGGACAGCGGGCCGGCAAACCGGGCGCACATGAAGCGCTTCATCCTGATCGGCCTCTACACCGGCTCCAGGCCCGGCGTGATCCCGAAGGTGCTCTGGCGGGAATCGCCGACCCAGGCTTGGGCCGACCTCGACGCCGAGACGATCTTCCGGCGCGGCAAGCGCGAGCGGGACAGCCGGACCAAGCGCCGGCCGCTGGTCAAGCTCCCGCCCCGGCTCCTCGCCCACATGCGGCGCTGGCAGGCCGCCGACGAACGCATCATGGCCGAGCGGGCGAAGAAGGGCCTGAAGGTCTGCGCCTCGGTCCTTCACCACGGCGGGGCGCCGATCACCGGCCGGATCAGGACCGGGTTCGAGGGTTGCGTCCGCGACGCCGGCCTGCCGCCCGAGGTCACGCCCCACTGGCTCAGGCACACCGCCGCGACCTGGCTCATGCGGAACGGCGTCGATCCCTGGGAGGCGGCCGGCTACCTCGGCATGAACCTCAAGACCCTGATCGACAACTACGGCCACCACCAGCCGAGCCACCAAGCCGGAGCGCGCCAAGGGATCGGAGGCAAGACCGGATGAGCGACTTCCCGCCCCAGCGGATCCTGCGCAACCTGCCGGGCGTCGCCGAGATCGAGGCGCTGCTGGTCAAGGCGAAGGCGCATCCGAGCTTCAAGTGGTCGGACTACTGGCTCGACGCCGAGAAGCTGGCCAGTCAGGTCGGCAAACGGCTGTTCGGGCTTAGCGCCGAAGACACCAAGTGGAAGCCGCCCGACGCCGAAGATGGCTGGGACTGCGAAGGCGCGTGGGAAGACGAGTTCCTGGACTATGACGAGGTCTCCTACGGCCGTGGCGGACGGCCAAAGGACTACGCGCTTGCCGACCTCGGCTGGGACATCTCGGACGGCAGCGGGGGTGATCTCATGGCCGCCGAGCTGCTCTACCGGCAGCTCGTGCTGGTCCACTTCGACATCGCCGGCCATGAGTACGGCGCGAAGCCGAGCGAAGAGGAACTGCAGGCCGACGCCGAAGCCGCGGCCGGAAAGCTTGAGGCCGACGTCGAAGCCTGGCGGCGGAAGCGCCGGTGA